TCGCTGAACCAATCCACCGCAGCCTTGATGCCTGTGGCGGTTGTGATTTGCTCTATGGTATCGCCTAAGCCGCTACTCTTGCGAGGCTTCCTTCCACGCTTGGTAGTGGTCGTTGCAGTCGGATTGGATTCGTTCTCTTGCATTTTTTAGGGTGTTGAAAATTGAACGTGCTGATATTTTAGTTTGGTCTGCGAGCGTTCTAATGCTCATATCGGTGTTGTGGTACAGGTCAAATATCTTTCGGTCATACCAATGCCAATCGGATGCCTGCTCCCATATCTCATCGTAGAGAGCAACAAGCTGCACTTCCGCATCCTCGTTTGCCTCCTCAAAAATTAACTCATCCTCAAGTTGGCTGACATCTACAAACTCAATGCGGCTCTTTGCCTTCATCAGGGTTGCGTACATATTGCGGAGCGTAACGTAGACGAAGAAGGTGTTGACCTCTTTCTCGTTGTACATTATTTTTTCAGGCTCGGCAATGTACTTGTACAGGCGAACGTACATCTCTTGGACGATATCGTTGGCAAGGTCTTGGTCTGCGCCAAAGCTCTTAACCATCCGAATCCAATCGGTGTGCCGTTCAGCAAGTACGTTTAGGAGTTCCAACTAATCTCAAAGATTATTAAGAATAGGGCAAACTGAAGCTCATGCTGAAGGTCTTCGCCATCAAGATCAGTCGTTGATGCGTAGTTCACACCCAAGAGCAAGCCTGTGATAGGCCATACGTTAATTTGAAAACTCATCAAAAGTTTTTTTCAGGGTTAAATATAGTTCTTTATATTTAATTAACTCGCTTACCATGTCGTTAAGCTTTTTAACTTCCTGCTCCAAAGAGCTTACATCCACGTTTTCAATAGAGTCAATGGGGTACTCCTCACGGATTTCACAGGCAACCTTGTATGCCCAACGGTAGTCTTTGTAGGCGAGTCTTGCTCCGTGTTCCTTGTAGGCGTGGACGATGGACGAATGGTCACGGCCTATAATCCTTCCTATCTCTATGAGCGTAGCCTTGCTTCGGTAGGCGTTGGCGAATGCGCCTCTTGCTAAGGTGTATTCACGTTTGCGAGTGTCCCTGTCCTCAAGCCCAAGACGTGCGAAAATAGCGTTCTTGGCTCGTTGCATTTGTTGTAGTTCAAAAGCTCTCATTTGCATTTGCAGAGTTTCGCTCTGCCCTCTTTTTTGGTTTCTATTATTTTGGTGATTGGTAGCAGGAAGTGCTTGTGGTCGGATAGCCTCTTGAACTTGAACCACGAACACCACTCCACAAGTTTGTCTTCCGCATCTTGAATGATTTGGTAGTCCAAGCAGATGTAATCAACGCCATCTACCCGAAAGCACTCAAGCTGCTGAAAGGGTGAGAATATCTGCTTCATAGGTTGTCCTCTATTATGCGGTGCAGGCGTTCTATCTCCATCACCATCTCCTCGTTGTTAATTCGGAGTTGAGCGTTGGCAAGCATCACCTCGTTGAGTTTGCGGTTGGCAAATTGTCGGTAGTCTATAAACTGCTGCAAGAGTTGGTCTGCGTTGTGGCAGTTCATCACGTGGTCAATCAGCTCGTCCTGCATCTCACGCCCTTTGGCTTTGTCTGCTGCCTGATGGGATAGCCATATAGCCGTGCCTGAAAGCATCAGTTGCTTCTCCCTGATGTACAGGTCGTGTAGTTCTTCAGAAGGGTACATCGTCAGGGCTGATTAGTGGGGTGGGTTCATCCTTTGTTTGAGTCAACAAATTACGACCATTTATTTTAAAACCTACGTTACCAATCATTGACTGCATAACAAGGGGCGTTTCAAGTGGCGTTACACGGCCTCCTGTTTCCATCTCCTTGACCTTGCGGACGTGGATGTGCGTGTATATCCAATCTGTTTCGTGCTGCGAGTACCTGTGAATAATCACAACGGCATCAGCACGGTTGCCCCACTTGCCGCCTCCTTCAATGTCAGAGGTCATAGGGGGCATAGGCATACCCTCGTATGGGTGGCCTTTGTAGTGAACCTTACGCATCGCCTCCGTAACGGGGTGCGTGTTTACAATCGTGGTGACGTTGTTCTTGTGGGCAAACACCCGAACGGCAGAAGCCACCTCGTAGTGGTACTCGTGCATCCCTGTCTTGCCAAGTTTTTTTTGGTCGGTGGTTAGGCTATTGTACGGGTCAATCAATGCACCTGTGTAGTCCCATTCGTTTTTAATGGATTCCATTACCTCAAGCAAAGCAAAGGCGTTGAATAGCCTGTTGCCGTCAATAAATTGGAAGTACTCGTTTATCCAATCAAGCTTGCGGTGCATCGTTAGCTCATCAATTCCCTGTATGGGTTTGCATACCATAAACTCAATGAGCTTGCGCTTAAGGCTTGGCACTTCGTTCTCTGCGGAGTAGATGAGCCACTTCTTTCCCTGATTGTACGACTGAAGAAGCATCAGGTACATCAAGGTGTGTGTCTTGCCCACGTTGGCGTGGCCTGTGACTACGATGAACTCACCATCCTTGAAGCGGATGTATTCATCAAGTTCGTAGACACCAAGCTTGCCTGTGTCAAAGTATTTACCCTTCAACGCTCGCTGAAGGTAGGGTAACGAAGATTCGTTTGAAAGTAAGTCGGGATGTTTCATAATCTGATTGGTCTGACAAATATAGACAAGTATTCCAAATAAAAAAGCCTCCCGAAGGAGGCTCTTACGCAACGTCCGAAGAAACCAATCAGAACGGACTCTCGTTGCGTGAAGCGAAATGCTCTTGATGAGTGGCGGCTGATTGTTTTCCGTTCATCCACTCATTGAATGTTGATGCGTTTGCCAAGATGGTGTTCACATCGTGACCTGCTGCACAAGCGTACTCAACTGCTGCCTTGAGGGCAACCTGACGAATGATGCTCGCAGAGCGGTCATCGTTCTTAGGGGCTGCTGAGTAACTTGGGGTGCTGCCTCCGCCAAAGGCTCCACCAAAATTGTTTGGGCGTTGGATTTTGATAGTACCCTTTTCGTTCTTGGAGTACTCTACCTCATCGCCTACGGAGTAGGATGGGGTTGGTGATTTTGCGAATGCTGTTCCGAAGTCACCGTTGTCGAAACGGATTTCTAACTTGAACAGGTCTTGCCATTGCCCCGTAGGGGTGATTGAAACGATTTTAGCCATTGTAAAGATTGGTTTTAAATAAATAGAACTGCTTGCTGCTCCAAGACCTCAATGCGAGCTGAAAGCTCCTGCACCTTGTCTTGTAGTGCTTTGATTTGCGCCTGCTGCGCTATGATTGTTTGGGAGTAGGTGTCCTGAGAAAGTGAGAGTGTCATAAAGATTGGTTTTAGTTTGACAGGACAAATATGCAAATAAATTATTGATTAACCAAAAGTCCTGTGAAAGTTATTTCGGCAGTATCGGGGTGAATGTCGGGGTCGTGTTCCAACTTGAGCTTGCGGACATAGGCTCTTGAATCGTCCTTTACGCCTCCCCACTTACGGAATGCATCAAGGGCAAACTTCACCGCCATAATGGAATTGTCTATGTCGTAGCGGTAGTTGACCTTGCAGGTGATGTAGACGTGCTGAATTGGTTCGCAGTCGTACTCTTGCAGTTGTTGCAATACTTCACCGCAATGCTTGTCTTTGGCCTTTGCTCGGACTGTCCAATGCTTTGATGCGTAGAAGGCATTCAGGCTCGGCACCTTACCAACTACAACGTGGTAGGACTTTAGTTGTCCTGTTGGAGGTACCCACATTGCATTGCGAAGTGATAATCAATCTTTGCAATCTCTGCAAGAATTGATTGTTCTTGGTACTTCGCCTGTTGGCGAGCTTGGTAGGTAGAATCGCAGTTGGCGAATAGCGAAGCACACTCAGCAAGAAGCAAGTCAATCTTCCTGCGCTTGGCAGGGTTAGTATAGTACTGCATACTTGACATTGACTCCTTCATTAGTTGTGCTTGTTGCTCGTTGCTCATCTGCTTGATTGTGGATTTGGCGTTCTAATTCAAACTCAAGGTGTGCGATAGCCTTGCGAATGTCTTGGGTGATTGGGTTGTTGGGCTTCTTGCCTGCTCGCATCAGGTAGGTGAGTGCCGTACCTAAGTTGTAGTTATCAGGTTGGAAGTCCATCACCACATCCTTCGCCTCTATTCCGAGAGTCTTGCCGATGTAGTACGTTGGTGTCTTGCTCATTGTCTGATGGTTTACCCAAAGGTAAGTCATCCCAATAGATGAAAATATGGTCGTGCATTATTTATGGAAACTAATTTTGCAAAGAGCTGATTAAGTGGAAAATAATTAACACCAAGC